TACTCTTCAAATTCATCTAATAGTTTAGAATAATTATTTCTCATTTCATCAAGTGCTTCTTTTTCTTCTTTTGTTAACCTTTCTTGGAATAATTCTATCCTTTCGCCAACAAAAGATATTATATCATCTTCTTTTTTATACTCTTGACGATAAATCTTTGTACCTTCCCAATTCTCATATTCAAATCTGTCATCATAAACTTGGTCAATAAAATACCATTCGTTATCTTCTGCTTCAACAGGAGCTAACAAATTATACAAAGCATATCTTATTTCATTGTGCGAAAGCTCAAAAGATTTAATATATTTTTCTTCTGTTCCAGTGTTGTTATTATTCAACTCCTTCAATTTACTTTCAATTTCTTCAAAGGATAACCCCTCAATATCGAAAGGAATATCTTCTTGATTTACGCCATATTCATCAAGTAGAGCGATTATTTGTTCATCCACCTTGCTACCTCCTTTTTTAGTATTATCTATATTATAATTTGTAAGAGTATCTTTTAACTCCTCCATAATCATAATAAACTTTTCTTTAGTTTCTTCTTCTGCAAAGGTACTAGTAGTAGCCAAAGCGTTCTCCATACCTGTATCGTAATTTTTATTAAGGAAAGTAATGCCCTGATATCTATAATCAATAATATTGAAAATTTTCTCTTTACCATTGTAATTATATGAATCTACAATAATTTCCATAGAGAGTTTAATATTTTCATCACGATTAATTATATCTTCAGCATAATTCGCATAACCCTTCCATATGTATGCATCACAAAACACGTAATTTTTATTATCAAATTCTTTTATTTCATGGTTACATGTTTCAGGAACTACACCTATTGGCACTTCTTTATAAATTAACTTAACTTCATCTTCATTAACTTTACTTTGTTCTAATTCCATATCGTGCCCACCAAATTGTACATCCCCATTCTCGTCAACTATCACATTAGCTAATATGGGAATGTTTTTAATTGAATCTTTAGTTTTTTCCATATCATCAACTTCAAAATGAGAACGATTTGGATTATCACCATCATGACAAACTCTGAGACGCATTTTAATAAACTTATCAGAATCGAAAGAATTATCTATTTCATAAGTAGTAGCAAGTGATAAATGCTGTAATTTATTTTTTTTACTCAATATCCACTTCACCACCTTTCTAAAAAATCATCTTATTACTAAAAGTAAATTTTGTACTGTCTATTTTTCCAAAATCAAAAAATAGAGTAGGGGAGTTTTCAAAAATAAAAATCCCATTGGTTTCAACCAACAAATTATATCCATTTTGGAGTAATTTATTTTTTAATTCTTCAGAAAAACAATGAATAAACTTCATGAATTTGAAACCTCCTTTTATTCCTCATTATTTTCCTGCCCTTCACCATCGCTAGCACCATCGGTTTCCCTTGGTGGTCTATTGCTATCTTTTTTATCGGGGGACAGAGTATTAGCAGACGTAAGAGGTATAAATTTATCTTGTAGTCCCAAAATATCATTTTCAAAAGTTGTAGAATATTGCACTTCTAATGGTGACATTCCCAGACTACCGCAAACTTCACGTTTAACTGGAATTCCATACGAAGCAGCTTCTTTAAGTCTTTTATATACTTCGCCATAATTCATTTCAGTAGTATTAAGTATTTTAACTTTAAAATTATCATCTAGCGATAACTTTAATTTACGATTTAGCCATCGTTCATATTGCCTATACAGATTAAATATTATAGTTTCGTCCGATACGATGCTTTTACGTATTGATTCTTCTGTAATTTTGTCGGAATTAAAAATAGCCTGGTTTACACCAGACGAGTTCCAAAAACTCTTTTCTGCATCTGCAACAGAGTTATTTTCAATCTTATTTTTATCTCCTAAATGAATATCTTTAACATCGTCATAGGGGGACAATATGAATCCAACTTGATCAGGAAGCTGTTGCATGGCCCGATTACCAAAAGTTATAGCTTCATCCAAATGTAATGCAAAATCATTGGCTTTATCCGCATCTTTTCTATATGGTATTTTTGCAACCAATACTACATAATTTTGGAGTTCTTCTTTTGCTTTTTTTAATAATTTATAATCTTGCAAATCAAAAATATCAGGAAATATACTTGCGAAAAACGGAATGGGATAATCTAATTCTTCGTTTAATTTTATACATACACTATTTTCGACACTTAATTCTTGCCATCTATATTCTTGTCCTTTTTCTCTATATAAATCATATTTTTCTTTAAATTCTGGAGCATAGTATGTTTCTAATAATTTTTGATTTTTTGTACTGTTAAAAAATGAAAAATTAAACTGAAAAGTTCTTACACCATCTGCCCAACCATTAAGTCTACAATAATCAGGATTAAGCGGTTGGATAAAGTACGAATAATTTGTGCTATAATCATACCCATAAAAAACATCTTCAACAAAAGAAGTTTTTGTTATTTTACTAAATTCATGTTTTATATTCATATCTTCAACATACTTAATTGTTTTTAAATATTTCTTTAATATGTTTTCTTTGGGTAATTCAATAATTTTATTATTATTTATATTAATAATATAATCATATCTCGCCATATCTGACACATAATGAATTAATCTTTTATATTGAGGACTTAAATTATATAAAAGCCTAGATATTTGTCTTATAATTTTTCCACTAGTTACAGGGGATTGCAAATATTTAATTATATCCTCTTTTTTATACTGTGATAAAAATGCACTGCCTTCCGATGTTGCTTGTAAGTCTTTTTTCATTAGTTGAACAAGTTTAGATACATCTAATTTATAATATTTAAATTCATATTCTTGTTTTTCTTCTACTTCTTTAGGCAAATAACTCCCTCCTTTCATTCATTCAGGGGATTATATTAATATTTTCGTATATTTGGTTGTTTAAAAAGAAATAATTTATTTATGTCTACGTTATTATACTTATGTTCTTTGTTTTTCTTTTCTTTTAGATATATCCAAAATAATCCATACATCAATGCAGAAAATTTATCCTTCGGTATTGACCTTGAAATTTGTTCTATTTCAGAATCATTACCTCTTTGTTTATACCTAAGATTCATAATTTCATCACATAAATTATTTGTAAGAACATAAGGAATCTCAGCAATGGCAATTTCTTCACTATCATTTTTAAATTTTTTCCTATTCTTTTTTTCTAACTCTTTAATTCCTTCGTTTGGGGTTTTTAATAATTCAATATCTAACTTGTTAAATATCTTCATAATATTATTAATCATATCACTATTTTTCGTTTCTTTTCTTTGAGATTTTAGAGCATAAACCATAGGTATAGCATCCGGAGTTTCATATTTAGTCCATTGATTATCTGTATCATTGATAACTTTATATGGTGGGTTTCCATCATTCAAATCTAAAACCAATTGGTCAACAACCCCCGACCCAATACCGTTGGCATCAATTATTAATATACTAGCCTTATATTCTTTAACTTTTTCTTTTAAAAATTTAGCTTGCCAAGTGTCGTGTTGTCCTTCCATAGAAAATATATTTACAATTTGTTTTTGATAAGTACCATCTCCACGGGGAATTATTTTTATTACTACTAATGCACTTAAAGCATTTTCTTTACCAGTTGACCTAGACACATCGTATGAAAGAACATATTCTACTTTTGTTTCATCACTATTCTCCCATTCTGCAACGCCTAAAGTTCTGCATTTGTTCAACTTTTCATCCGAAATCAAACTATCCGAACTTGACCCCGTATAAATAGATTCATATTCACGCATAAAATCAAGGATACTATATGTTGGAGACTCTCGTTTTTCTTCAATAAAATCTATATCCAACTGTCCAAACATACACGGTAAATCATATGAATTCCCTGTGCAAAACGCAGATTCCCCATTCATCATATTGTCAAATATTTCTTTGCATTTATCATAAGCAAATTGTTGTTGTGTAGAAGCAGTTGATATATATATTTCTCTTTTATGTGTTTCGTTTGGATCGACACTTCCACACATTGCAGGACGACTATTTGCCATTAATGGAATAACTACACTATTTAGTACATCTCCATCAAATTTTTTATCGCAAATTTCTTCTATTGCACCACCGTATCTACGTCCCCCACGAGTACTATCTTTCATTTGTACTACATCATATTTGCTACCATTATAAAAAACAAGTTTTGTATAATCTTTATCCTTCTTATATATTTTGACCTCTTCTCTCAATAAAGGAAAGAAATCAAAAATATCATCCAAACATTCCTGTGTTATTTTTGCAGCCTGTTCTTTTCCAGGGGCGCAACAAAAGAGTTTCTGGCGAGGATACATAATACAAAGCAACACAAACGCAAGGTTTTGGAGAAACGATTTTGAAGTACCACGAGTTGCTGTAATGAAAACTTTCCTATATCTAAACATTATCCTAAGATATATTCTTTGATAAAAATGCAATTTTATTTTTGCATCTTCAGGCTGTATAAAATCAATGAAACGGTCAGGATAGAATCGAAAATAACTACATAATTCTCTCCACTTTGGTTTCATTTTTGCAAAATCTTTTATTTGTTTTTGGTTTACTTTTCTTACCTCAAAATTATCGGGATTTGTGTTAAAATTACTATCCTTTCTGTCCCTATCCTTCCTACTGAAATTAGTGTGGCTCGCCATACTCTACCTCAATTAAATCATTTAATTCTATAGCACATTGAGCTTTTTCATCAATTTCGTCTTTTTCTATTTTGGGTGTGTTGGAAGGGGGAGAGGATAGTTTTTCAGACCTGTTAAATTTTAACATAAAATTCAATATAAACATTATTGTTTTATCTACAATATCTTGTTTTGCTCCATTTATTTTTCTATAATATTCCCAAGGTGGTATAAAATCATCTTTTTCAACTTCTGCATAAATATCACAAAAACGTCTTATGCCACCACCTTTATCTGCCTCACTAATGTCACTAGTTCTTAATTTTGCATCAGACATATATTTAGAATATAAATCTCCTAATGCTTTAGCCGTTTTAGAATCCCCATCTTCTATGGCTTTGTCAATTTGAACTGATAGTCTTGCGATTTTTTTTATATAATCTTTATCTTGAGGAGTATCAGGTTTGTTTATGTCCACCATAGAACGATAAAAACTTTCTAATCTTATATATTCATCGGCTTCCCAATTCTGTCCCCAAGCAGTAATAAGTTTCTCATCTACAATTATACTATCATCGACTAAAGTATCGTCTTTTGGAGTATCAGTAATAAAGCAAGAATCTTTCCATGTGAGTTTTCTATTTTGTGAAAGACCTAAATTTTTAAAATATGTGCCTATTGGGTTTGCAGAATTTTCATCAATAGATATTTTCCATAATTCTTCGATAAATGGTCTATCTACTAATTTTAAAGTGTCTTTTAATTTTTCAATAGATATATTTTCTTTGTTATCAAGACACATTTTTTGAATACAATTCTTACAATACGGTAATTTTCCAGTACCATGCAGGGGATTATAACTAACATAAAATTCGTTGCTTTTTTTTGTTTTTGCACAGCCAATACATGTTAATTCTACTTTTTGCTGTGGCTTTGCGTATGTGTTTTTTTTAAGTCGTGGCACAAAGCCACCTCCTTTTCTTCTACAAATAAAAAATAGAGTAGGGGACACCTACTCAAAAATCATAATAAATTCACGATTTTGTTTAGTTTTTTTTAAAATCCAATCTTATTCCTATCTTCACAATCATAATCCTCGTCTTGTGCTTGAGGATGTTCAAATCCTATCGCCTGTATTTGTTGATAAGGATCACCACTTGCTTCGGGATATTCTCTAGCAAAATCTAAATTCATTGCTTTCATATTCAAATTATGTAAAGTAATTTGTTCTGCTTTTCTATAATTAAAAATTTCAAAATATGTATCAAAAATAGGAAACATATATCTTTCCAATATTAATCCAATAAAAATTCCAAGATAAAACAAGTGCATATATACACCAATTTAACCCTTCATTAATCTAAATAAATTGTATATTCTACTGTTTTACCAACACCTTCTTCAAATATAGCAAATGTAGATGTAGGATTAGATACACGTTTTATATCCATAGCAAAATCATCTATTCCCATAATGCTACCAACACCTATACATCCTTTTCTTACTCCGGCATTTATGCTATTAGCATGGTGCTTATGCCCTGTAACCATATAGTCAATCTGAGTATTATAAATAAATGCAAAATCCCTGATTGCTTGCATTACATTTTTTTCTTCTCCGTGAATACCTAAAACATTAAATCCTACAATATTTGTAAATATTTTATCTGTATGATTATTATGTACAATTATATTTGGATTATCTTTTAAAATTTCAGCAACCAACACTTGAATTACTTTACTTAAATTCTCATCGGGGGTATCTCCTTTTTTACCAGTGAGTAGACGTAATTGAGTATGATTCCCCTCCGTAGCATAATAATTAATTAAAACATATTTACTTAATTCATTAAGCCAATCAGCAATAAAATATGAAAATTGAATGGTGGATTCTACTAACCCATATTTAAGAGACATTAATTGACTGATCCTAATTATACCTTCTAGTTCATCACCTAAATTAAAAATATTAATTTCGTTGAAGCCTTCCTTGTCAACTATTTCAATGGTTTTATCAAGTAATTTCCACATTCTTTTTTTAAAAATGTCTACGCTATATTCATTAATAATTTCTCCATGCAACCCTAAAATTTTAAATTCTTTATTATAATGAGGGTCTGCAAACGCTAATAAACCGCATTTATTATTTTGTTGAACTACATTTTTATTTCTTAAATTTTTATTAATATCTAAAATGGGATGCTTTTTTATTTCTTCAATTGCTCTTTCAATAAATAGTTCAAACCTTGCTTCTTCACGAAGCATTTGATTAAGTGCAATTTTTTCTGTTTGAACTTTATATTTTTCCTTTTGTAATTCTTGTCTTTTAATTTCTAATTGTTTTAAAATATCTTCCTCTGTAATATTCTTATAACCTTCTTCTTTAAGTTTAGATATAACCGTCTTAACCCCATACAAGCGTTTTCTGGATTCATCCGGCGATATTTTTTCACCAAATAAAAATTCCCATATTTCAGACTTATCTAAATCGATAATACCATTCTCTTTAGCATCAATTAATCTATCTGCATATTCAATAAAACTTTCGTTATCTCTTTTTTTTATATCAAACATCTAGTCCCTCCATTACATTGAAGTAGGGGAGGGGAGTAGAAACTCCCCCACATTACTCTTTTTCGATTTTTATTTTTTTCTTTTCTGGTCTATCGAGTATTAGGGTAATGAATGTTAATCCGTTTTTACTAGACACTTTAACTTTCTCAATCTCATTCATTATACTTTCAGCTATTGGCAATTCAAAAGATGTATCAAAAGTATGATTATAAAGTTCTGTAGAACCACTCACTTTTAATCCATAGTCATATTCTTCAACAACTACATCTTCTGGATTGATGCCTATTGTCTTACAAATACACATATAAGTTTTGTCATCTTTTTTCGTCCAACATGATGGAAGCATGTCTTTCACAACTGAATTAAAAACTAACCTCCTTGGTTTGCCAAACCCCAATAAAAATTCATCAAAAACATCATCAAAAAATTTTGTCATAAAAAATACCTCCTAAAAATAATAAAAATATATTGATAAAGTGGTAAGCCCACTATTATCCAATGGAGCAGAGGAGAGGGTACGATCCTCCAACCTGATGATTACAAATCAACTGCACTACCAATTGTGCTACCTCTGCTTGGTAGGAACGGGTAGAATCGAACTACCACTCTGACGATTATCAGTCGTCTGTTTTACCATTAAACTACATTCCCAATGGTGGGGGAGGGTGGATTTGAACCACCGAAGCCCGAAGGCAACAGATTTACAGTCTGCTCCGTTTGACCACTTTGGTACTCCCCCAATGGTCGGAGTGGCAAGACTTGAACTTGCGATTTCCGCATCCCAAATGCGGAGGGATACCACTACCCTACACCCCGATTATTATTGGCAGAGACGATAGGAATCGAACCCATCACACGGAGGTTTGGAGCCTCTGTCGCCAGCCTTGGTACATGCGCCCCTGCAATCTGTAAAGGATAGGTTAACATCAAATAAGAATTTTATATTAATCTAATAATCCCTCAAACAATAAGTCTGCACAAACTTGAGCTGTTTCACTACGTTCTGATATATTAGCTTTCATACAACCAAATAAAAAATGACCCTTCATTTTTTCATGTAAAAAACTAATACCCGAATTGCCGTTTTGATATTTAGAAGAATAATTTTGATAAACATCTCCCGCAAAAACAATTTTACTATTATGTCCCAATCTAGTGCATAAATTATATACATGTTTCTTTGATAAGTGAAAACTTTCATCAACAAGTATAAATGCGTCATTCCATGTTCTTCCCTGTGTAAAACCTATATAAGTAGTTTCTATTTTATTTTCAGACTTTAAAGTATCTACGGCAACTCTACCACCCAAAGAATCTATTAGCGGATATTCCCAGACATTGAGTTTGTCCTCTATTGTTCCTGGGAGAGAGCCTATATCTTTATGTCCAATATCTACATTATTTCTTAAATAAACAAATTTACTATACTCACCTTTTAAAACCTTATCTATACCAACCACTACAGGGATATAGGTTTTCCCACTTCCAGGCACACCAAATAAACTAACCACAGTTATGTTTCTATTTTCCAAAAGATCAATTATAATTTCTTGTTCATAATTAAGAGGTTTTACTTTACCAACATATCGATTATTCACATTTTTATATTTAAGTTTTACAAACTTATTGCCATCCCATCTAAACTTGTCTTTTACATCACCATCTAGTTTTACAATCAAATATTCATTAATAAATATATTATATGTATTAAATTCTGGATGTTCATATATCGTTGCCAACTCTTCTTGGGTTACATCAATTTCTTTGTATCCTTTATAAATACTGTCTGTAGTCATACATCCATTCCTTTCGGAAAATTTATGTTACTGTAAGTAGTTCAATTTTTTAACTATACTTTCAATAGCGTAATATTTTTTACGTTTAGATTTTTTGTGTTTGCCAGTTTTACTAAGACCATATTCATTTTTGAAATAACCATTTTTACGAAGAAGGGCAACTTCTTCTTTAGTAATTTTCTGCAAATTAGTTTGCAAAACCTCCTTATATTATTTTTACATTATATTACAACCTTTTCCATACTGATAAATAAAGGGTAAAATAGGGGTTAACCCATATATATCAAGGGTTTGGTGGATTTTCTATTGGTGGTAAATTTTTATATTTTCTTTTTATATTATACCTCCTATATTTCTCTAATTCTGCCTCTCTAGCGCATTGCTGGCAATATTTCATTTTATTATTGGTGGGGGAGATAAGTAATCCGCAATTTACACAATGTCTATATTTACCAGTTTTTATTTTTCTTATGTAATTCCTCATATATCCCGTTAAACTCTTACAAAAATAACTAATAATATAATTATCTTCATGCCAACCATCAACTATTATATCTAAATCCCATCCATATTTATTTTCATATTCTTCAACGGAAATATAGTTATTAAAAATACTTCTTACAGAAGAATTGATTAGATTTTTATACCATTCAAACTTTATATTGTGCTTTTTATCAATGCTTTTCTGTTTTATAATCTCTGCTTTTTTAAAGGCACTATCAATATTTATTTTTATTTTCTTGATACTAATATTATCTACATTACCATGCTCTTTCTTATATTTAACAACTTTAAAATATTCATTTTTAGGAGTTTTTAATAATTTATAATATTCTTCATCATAGTAAACGTCTTTATCGAACAATAATCCATACATATTATTAATATGTATCCTGATATAATCAACAGAACTCAAATTTTTAAGTATATAACTCTGACAAACATTATATTCAATTCTAGTATATTTATTAAACAACTCAATTAAATCTCGTCTTCCATCCAGTATCTCTTCTCTAATGTCGTATGTGTAATATCTTTTATATTTTCTAAAAAAACATTTACTATTCCAAAGACATCCAATAAAATCATTTAATATTCTATCTTTTTCACTATCATCAACTTCTTTATATTCGTCTAATATATGATTTAAAAACAATTTAACCCCCTAAACCTCGGTAAAATTATAATATTTACCAAGAAATTCATATTGTCCTTCCTTTTTATTTGCGTCAGTAATTATATATTGTTTTTGTTGCGAAGAATTTTTTCTTAAATTTTCTAACATCACATCTCCAAACAACGCCCAACATAAAGTTTTGGTTTCACTTATATTCCTATATGCCACACTAATACAATAATTAGCGATTTCTTTATAATTTAGTTTAATCTCAAATATCCTCTTTTTATATTCATCAAATAGAATATCTAACTGGTTAATATTATCTTCTTCGGATTTATTTTTTAGATATTCTTGAAAATCTCTTTTAAAGTCATCATATATTAACCTTATTTTTTTTATTATATGTTTATTAGATACATCAATTGTATCATCAACTAATAGATAACCAGTGTTGACTACATCTCTATTCCATATTATTTTTCTTTTTTCCCATTGGATTATATAATTACACAACTCATTTAATGGAGAAGGGGAATAGTAAGCATTATATGGTATTTTATCGCCATTTTTATTACCTTTATTTATATTGCGAATTTGATTGTATACATTTAATTTTTGAGGATAGTTATATAATAAAAAATAAGGTAGTTTTTTTAAATGTTTACGCAGACTCTTATTTAATACCCACCTATATCCAACCTTCAAAAAATCTATTTCTTTGCCTTGATAAAGCCTGAGTAAACTAATCTTATCTGCATTAACCTTTTGCCAATATTCATCTTCGGTATATTGATTAATTATACTTGTGGCAACATTTGTTATTTCACCTATTCTATCGTCTCTACTATTATGTTCATAATGAACTATATTATCTTGATTATACTCAACTGCAAGAGATGATTTTTTATCATCAACGTCTACAACTATAGGCTTATCAATTTTTGATTTAAGTAATATGGAATTATGACAAAGTAAAAGAGAATCGCCATCGAAGTCGCAACCGCCTTGTTGTGGCATAGTTAAATCATACATATTAACCATGCAAACATCTTGATTCTTAAAATGTGAAAAATATTTTTTAGTAGTATCGTTATGTACAATCTTTACTTTATTAACTTCCGAAGGATCAACCAAAGGACTTCTAAAAGACAAACAATCACCTAACGGAATAGTGTCACAATAAAATTCCCCACCATTTAAACAACCCTTTACCTCTTCTCCCGCAGCATATTCTAAATATCCTACAATATCTCCAACCGCCGTATGATAAAATCCTTCTACGTAAATCTTTCCAAGTTTCATCTGTGTAATAATTTTTTGAAGTTTTCTACGTAGCATATTCCTTATGCATGGGTCTTTTAACATAATATCATTAATTAAAACAGCATCTATATATTTACTATTGATTGAATCTTCTTCGGTATCATTTATGCCTAGAAATTTTAAAACAGTAAATTTATCACCATTAATTATTCTCCCAATTAATGAAGTTGAGTAACTTGCAACTTTTATAATTTTTCCATAGTTTTTTGTATCAAGTATATTATATTTATTATTTCTTTCTTTAAATTGTTTTACATATTTTGGATTGATTAAATCCAAGCATTGTAAATATTGAAAGTTAGCCCTCGTATATAGATTTATGTCATCTGTATGGTGACTATATTTACTGATGCCAAGTTTATAATTATACTTATTAATCCTACGTATATATTCGTTCCAGGCATTATTACCAAACTTATCTTTAAAAATATCATACGCTTTCCACATGCTCACATTCCAAAGACAATCAATATCTTTTACTTTATGTATTTTACCAAAAACATCCTTTATTTCAGTAATACCTCTTTCTTCATAAAACTCCTTTATCGGTGCTTGGATGCTAATACCTTTTAAAAAAGGTAATCTAATTTGATAACTAATAGGAATATATTTTTCTTTACCACAATATTTAGCAAACATCTGGGTTATTTTTTCTGTATGACAACCAAATCCATCAAAAGGTGATATTTTAATATCATGATACCCTTCTTCTATAACTCTTTGATTTTTATATATTTTTTTCTCGCCAGTATTTTTATCTATGTATTCTATATCTTTTTCTACCGCATATCTGACATGTTGTCTAGGTAATGTTTTTGTATATTCGTCTACTAAAACAATATTTGGCAATTTTTCATTTACCAACCGACAAGCACTAAATATCAAACTTCGATAACTTTCATATTTAGAAATTACACATTTATCAACTTCTATACCCAATTTACTTCTTTCTATTATTTCTTCATAAAAATCTTTTTCTATAAAAACTGTTACTCCTTGTTTTGCTTGGGAATTAGACTTACCAAACCTAATATATTGAACATTATTATATTTAAACCCTTCTCTTAATATTTTTTCTAATAATGGTTTTCTTTTTTTATTGTGTTTTGCAACAACAAATATTAATTCATTAATTCTTTTAGTATCGTAGCCCCTCACTAATCTAATTTGGTCAAATAAGAGAGATTCTTGTTGTCTAATTAAATATTTATATTCTTCTTCTTTTCTTATATATAAGTCAGACTTTGCATCAAGAATATCTTTAATATTTATCTTTAGAATGTCATAGAGTTTTATTTTACTCAAGCGGAATTCTCCTTTTGCTTAATATAATCTACATAATACATCCATTTTAATGGTGTTTTATCGGGTAATGTACCCAAATAACTATATTGTCGAGTACCTTTACACATACGACTTATATGGGAACGGAGATTTTCGATATTATAATATTTAGCTGCTTCTTTTATTGTTTTAAACACTTCGCCAGTAGTTAAACATATCACACTTGTTCTTGTATATTCCTTCCCATCTACTACCATAATTGTAGGTAATGGTTTAGGTTTACCCCTATGTGCCTTACTCATTTTATATCTAACATTGCCATAATTTAAATTATATTTATATGTACACCATTCTAAATTTGCAACTATATTATTTTTTCTATTTTCGTCTTTATGGTTTACAATTGGATAATCGTTAGGATTTTGGATAAACATTTCTGCAACCAGCCTATGTATATAATATCTTCTTCTGTTGTTATTCCCACCATATAAGTCTACACATAAATACCCATTACCGTTATCATGAGGACTAAGTATCTTTTCTTTATGATATATACATCCTTTAATTCTTGGATGAGACTTAACTCTTCCTATATTGCTTATTTGATATAATCCCTCATAGCCTTTAATATCTTTCCATATCTCGTTTGTTAAATTTTTTATCAATTTTACTAACTACCCCTCCTCCATACTCTAAAACCTCTCTTATAATCATCCGGCAACCAATCATCCCTATCTTGTCTTATTTCATTCCAATATTCCGATCTACAATATCTATCACAAAATTTATTCCCATCAATATCCACCACATATTTATCATTAAGTTTATTTAAACATTTACTGCAATATTTAACTTGCGAATTGTTTTCGTCCATATGGTGTCCCCTCTAATGCTTCAGCAGATATTGTAATTTCTAATTCCTCTCCAACATTATCGAATAATACAGTTTCTAAGTCTTCACCAGATACATGCAATGAATATAATCCAGGGAGTATTGGTCTGTAATAAAGTACTCCGTCTTCATCAAATAGAGTTTTAGTTTTGTTGGTCATTTTAATTTGTATATGATTATTTGTTGGGTGGCGATATATTATATTTAATATTTCCGATATATTTGTTTTGCCTAACTCATATTCACCTAAATTATTGTAAATCAATGTGCCACTATATGTATTTTTCATATTTTAACCTCCGCAATTATATTTATATTTTGTATTAATTAATTTCCATCCAGACTTTGTAATCTTATTATTTTTAACCAAAAATTTTCTTCTCTTTTTCAAGGGTAAAATGACCTCCTTGACCCCGAAAATAAGGTGTTTTTTGCAATTTTTCAAAAGTGACCTCTATCCATTGATATATAAGGGATAGAAGGGTGTTGCCTAAAAAATTATCTCATTTTAAATCGAGTAAATTCCGAATTAAAGCAAACTTTCATGGAATACAGTGTAAGTTTTAATTAGTTAATTATTTTTTGACTTTATATATCTAATTCATATATTTTTATTAAATAGGGAGCAACATATAATCCTTTATCAATGCGTCTTTGTAGTATATATTTCTTCTTGCTGTCAAAATCGTTAAAAACTTTACTGCCAGCTATTTGATTGCACATTTGACATGATACAACTAAATTTTCCATCCTATTACCTCCACCATAAATATGAGGAATAATATGGTCTATCCATAATGGGATAAATTCTGGATTATTTCTAAGGTTATAGTTACAATATTGGCAAGTAAATCCATCACGTTTATATACTTTTTTATAATTATATCTTGACCTTTGATTATTACATGCAACTTTATTTTCCCAACCAACTATATTTCCCACACATTCTACATTTGAATAATGTTCGTCCCTTATGTATTTTTCTCTTTTTAACTTTTTATGTAAGCAGTCTTCACAGAAAAAATCAATTTGTTTTCCGGGAAAAAATTTTTTACCACATTTCAAACATTTAATTTGATATGTTTGCGTTCTCCCATATCCAACAATAACAATATCTGGCATTTTATATATCTTATTTATTTTTCCTATCCTCCTCAATATTTCATTAAATATTTTTGTTTATCTTTTAAATTTCGATCCCTAAGTCCCTTCATTTGAATGTTTTTACCTTTCTTTCTTGGTTTCATTATTTTTGCTACTTTATCTATTTTTTTTTCAGAAAACAGATAAGTACTTTCAGACGACCCTTCCGAGAATTTTTTTATTTTTATTTTCTCTTTCCTTAATTCAGAAATTATAATATTCGCAGAATTAGTAGTCATAAAATCTATAGCCAATGTGTCTTCGTCAAATCTATATATCTGTGATTTGTATCTACATTGTAGGTAGGTTGCGTCCCTGTTGTCTGTTGGGTTTCCATCGTAGTCGACTTCATGAAAGATATAATATTTTCCTAAATAAGTATGCGTATATATCACCTCCTCCTGCTACCCCGATTATACCATAAATATATAATTAAATCAAGTATAATAATTATATTTATATTTTGTTAATGTAAAATGGGAACATCTACAATATAATGCTTATTAATATCTAATAAATTTTTATCTTCTATGTAACTTCTGTATAATTCAGTATCTTGATGACTATTATACATTTTATTATTCTGCCATTTATAACAAGCAAATTCATTTTCATTTTTATCTCCTACTACAAGAAAATATTGTTGATTTCCATGTACGGAGAATCTGCCAATATATTCATCTGGGTTATAATTTTCTAGAAACCATTTCATAATCCCAACAGTACTTTTATATACTGGAAGTTTATAATGTTTTTCACTCAATCTATCTAAAAAAGTACTCCCAAATTCAAAATTATCTTGATACTGGCCGTACAATGTCATAAATTCATCATAAAATATATTCAATTGTTTTGCTTTATTTGCTTTTTTAACGTTAGTTAAATTATACTTTGGATTATCCACTTCCGCACAACAATTATATCCAGTATTAAAAGAATCATATAAATCAATGTAATATTGTTCACGTTCTTTTAATATATCTTCTGTAGCTTCCTCAATAATATCAAATTTAAATACAGACTTATCTTCTATTTTATCATAGCTTCTTTGTAATTTAACTGAATGATGTATCCCATATTTTAGCCTATATAAATGTTCTTTCCACCTTTTTTCAATATCTTTACTACTCCCTATATATACCTTATTATTTTTTATATTAGTAATCTTATAAATTCCTATTGTCATCTTTTGTTTCCTCCAAATTTATTTTTTCTTCATCAAAATCGACTACTAATTTATATGTATGTCTTTTTTTATCTATAGTTCCTTGCTTGCTTTCAATCATATATCCTAAACTATTTTTCATTAAATTAATTACTTTATTAAATGTAATTTTATATAAATACAATTTTAATAATCTACATTTAATAGCCATATCAACTATTTCATCCTTATGTTCTTTTTTGTATATTTTATATTTGTCCAACTCTCTTTCTGAAATTCCTTTTGGAACTAACCACTTACAATTAATATAATCAATAAACTTGTTTTCATCATGCGTAAGTATAAATCTTTTTACTCCATAAACATCATGATCTACTAAATGGGAAATACTATCAAACCAAGATGTATTATCTTTATTCCTCATATAATTTTTAAATTTCTTTCTACAATTAGATAAATAGATATTAGTACTAGAATTATCAGCATTTATATATGTATCTGCTACAATTAAGTTATCAATACTGTACCTAGCTCTACCAACAAATTGTGTTACATGTAGTTCATCAGAGAAACAACATATAACGTTTCTAACCCCACTATATTCTCTTAAATTTAATCCTTCTCTCATAGTACTAGTAGTAATCAATACATTAAGTTCCTTTTCTTCGCCATCATCATCTATAAAAGTATCCGGCAGAGATTCAAAATTGATTATGTATTGTCTTATATTATCCATCTCTTTGGTAAAGTTTTTATTACTTTTACTAATAAGAATGGTTGAATTAGGTATTTTCTTTTTTAATTCCTTACATTGTCTGTAAGAATAGCACATTATTAAAGTTTTACCTTCTAATTGAGTAGTTACTATATAGGGAATAGTATCAAAATTAGTACAATGTAATTGTTTTACTTTATAGTTAATAAGAATTTCTTCGTTCAACTTATTGATACTAACCCCCCATTCCTTCTGATAATATTTTATTATAGATGGAGTAGCCGTCAACCCTATTATAATTTTTTTACCAGTATATAAAGTATCTCTTATCCAAACCTTCAACATTTCCATATCTTTAATAAAAGTATCACTAAATAATGTATGGCATTCATCAAACACAATTGCTTTTACTTTACTTAATGTTTCTAAACCTTCAATATTCCTTTTAGATAAAATGTTTATGATCTTATCATAGGTCATTATTTGTATTCCCGCATTTCTTATTACGTCTAATGAATCTATTTCTCCATGCCAGTAACTAATTATATTTTTATTCTTTAAACTAAATTTTGAAATTCCTTTCACCTTATTCTGCTGTTCTACTATTAAAGAGCGAGATGCTACAAATATTATTTCATGTGGTTTAATGCTAGGCAATTGATGTCTAAACTCATTTGCTATATAGTAGGTCTTTCCAGTACCCGTTCCTGAACATATCAAATTGAATTTCCTTTTATCTAATACCGTCAGGTTAATATAGTCTTTAATATATTCCACGTAATTCCTCCTTTTTTTTAGTTACTAATTTTTGAAAATCCTATATTGGAATTTCCGAAAATTAGTAGGTAATTATATTTATATTTTACTACTTTTAACCAACCCAATTATACCATAATAAAAGTTAAATGTCAAAAATTATATTTATATTTTATTATTTCTAAAAAGTGTTATCGTAAATATACATATAAATTATATCTAATCCATTGATATATATACATTTGAACCTGTTTCTAAAGAATATTGATTTTAGTTATCGATGAAATGGGTGAATAT